AGGGCCAGAGTGGTGACCCATTAGTAGAAATAAGAAAAACTGAGCTAGATTTAAAAGACAAAGAGCTAGACATAGAATCACAACAGTTTATACAAAAGCAGAACCAAAGGGCACAAGAGAAGATGCAAGAAAATATGTTGCAAGAACAACGCATAAATGTGCAAAAAGATATAGCTGATGATAAACTAAATGTAGCAATAGACAGACTAAAACAAAATGCTGATCTAAAGCTTATGGAATTAGGTACAAAAACGAGGAATTAATTATGGCAACATCATTCAAAGTTAAGGCAGTACAAGAGTTACGAGCTGCAAAAAAAATAGAGAGAGAACTAGAGGCAAAAGCTGCTGCTGAACACGAAGAACAAAAAGCGGCCAAACAAGCGGCTAATGAAAAAAGAATAGCTGATAAAATGGCTAGAAAAGATGAAACTGAACCAACACCAGAACCTGTGGTTAAAGAAAAGAAAACAGCCAAACCAGCTGCAAAAAAAAGAGGTAGACCAGCGAAAGCTAAGAAATAATGGATGAGATACAGCTGCTTGATAAAATCAAAAAAATTATCGCAGATAGAGAATCTCAGGTGCGAGAAACTTTAATGTCAGGTGGTTTGAAAGATATGGAACACTATAGATACTTGCAAGGTGAACTATCTGCTCTATACTATATGCAAGGAGAACTTAAAGGATTTTTTAAAGAGGAATAAATGGCAGAACTTAAATCAACAAACGACATAGTTGCGGATGCTTATATACAAGAAGAGGCAAGAGTTCTTGACCCTACTTTACTAGACAAATCATTAGTGGACCGCATGCCACAACCAACGGGTTGGCGCATGTTGGTTTTACCATACGCTGGTAAAGCTACAACAAAAGGCGGCATACATTTAGCACAAAGCACTGTAGACAGAGAAGCATTAGCAACGGTTGTTGCGTATGTGGTCAAACAAGGTCCTGAGTGCTACAAAGACGAAAAAAGGTTTGGCGGCAAACCTTGGTGCGAAGAAAAACAATGGGTTTTAATAGGGCGTTACTCTGGCTCTAGGTTTAAATTGGAGGAAGGTGCAGAGGTTCGCATCATCAATGACGATGAAGTGATAGCCACCATTCTCGACCCTGATGACATAGTGAGTTTATGATGAATGAACAAGAAAATGCACAACAAATTCAGCCAGAAGCTGATGATGTTGAAGTAGAGGTAGTAGAACAGGAGGCTGTAGTAGAGGCTAGTCCAGATGATGAACTAGAAAATTATACTAAATCGGTTTCTAAAAGAATAAATAAGTTGAATGAGCGTAACCGTGCAGCCGAAGAAAGAGCAGCACAGTTAGAGCAGATGTTGGCGCAAAAAGAGCAAGAAACTGCTTATTACAATCAAGAGCGCGCACAAACTAGAGCTCAATTAATACAAAAAGAAGAAGAAACAATACAAGCTAAAGAAATGCAAGCCGATGATCTCTACAAAAAAGCTGTTGCTTCTGGAGATGCTGAATTAATGTCTAAGGCCGATACCTTAAAAAGCGACATAAGCATACAAAAAGAAAAGGTTAGAATGGCCAGAGCTCAAACAGAGCAAGCACAACAAGTGCAACAGCCAGTACAACAACCACAGTATCAAGCTCCACAACCTACACCACAACCAAGTGAGAAGGCATTGGAGTGGCATGGTCAAAATTCATGGTATGGTGATGCTGGTTCAGATGAAACCGTGCAAGCATCGCAATATGCTGACTATACACATATAGTTTTAATGCAAGAAGGTTATGAACCTGAGTCAGATGATTACTACAGTGAATTAACAGACCGAGTTAAAAAAGTTTTCCCTACATTAGAAGGGCAAAAAGATGACGTACAAACAGAAGACAGACCCGCTGTGCAAAGAGTCGCTTCTACTTCCGTAGGAAGTCGTCAAAAAACACAAGGCAAGAAGAACGGTGTAACTTTCTCTAAATCAGAAGTTGAACGTCTTAGAGGGTTAAAACCACACAATATGTCGGAAGACGCGTGGTTGAAATCTGTTGCTAAAGAGAAACAAAAAATTTCACAAAGAGAGGCTAAATAAGATGACTAACGAAATAGACCAAGAAACAACAACCAGAAAATCCCGTGAATCCGAGTCACACGCTAAAGAAACTCGTAGACAACCATGGCGACCAGTAAGAAAACTAGAAACACCCGATGCACCAGAAGGATATGAATATCGATGGATAAGAGAATCCATGATGGGGCAAGAGGATAGAGCTAACGTAAGTAGAAGAATTAGGGAGGGTTGGGAACTTGTAAAAGGAACTGATCTACCTCAAGAATTTGACTTACCTACTCACGATTCTGGTAGACACGCTGGCGTAGTTTATAACGAAGGACTACTCTTGGCGAAGATACCACTTGAAACCATTGCTGAACGTAATGCTTATTACCAAGGCAAAAACCAACAAGCGAAAGAAGCATTAGACAATAATATGTTTAATGAATCTTCAAAAGATGGAAGGTATGTCAAGTATGACTCGCAAAGAAAGTCTAATGTTACTTTTGGAAAAAAGTAATTAATATAAATAGGTAAAAAATTATGGCTAATAAAGATGCCCCATTTGGATTAAAACCTGTTCGTATGATGGGCGGAGCACCCTATTCTGGAGGTCAATCCAGATACAGGATAGCTAGTGGAGCCACAACACCAATTTTTAATGGCGATTTAGTTACGCAATTAACAGCTGGAGTTTTGGGCAGACACGCTGCTACTGGTACTGTTCCGATTGTCGGAGTGTTTAATGGAGTCAGTTATACTGACCCAACTACTGGCGAACAAGTGTTTAAAAATTACTATCCCGGAAGCATAGCTGCTTCTGACATAGTAGCTAACGTGATTGACGATTCCAATGTCGTTTTTGAAGTACAAGCAGACGCAGCATTGCCTGTTGCTGACTTGTTTGGAAACTTTGACATTGTTGACGGCTCTCCCGTTGGCGATACAGCCTCTGGACGATCTAATGCCGAGCTAGATGTAACTACTGGTGCTACCACTGCTACTCTACCTCTTAAAGCAATAGACATCTCTGAGGACCCTGATAACGATGACGTAGCGTCAGCTAACACCAATGTACTATGTGTGATTCAAAACCACATCATGGGACAGAAAGGTGCTGGTCTAGCATAAGGTAGGTAAAAAATGGCAATATCAAGAGCTCAACTCGCTAAAGAGTTAGAACCCGGATTAAACAGCCTCTTTGGCTTATCTTACGATGAGTACGACAGAGAGTACGAAGACATCTTCTCTATAGAAGACTCAAACCGTGCTTTTGAAGAAGAAGTGTTAATCACTGGTTTCGGTTCGGCACCAACTAAAAGTGAAGGTCAAGGCGTTAGCTTCGACAACGCATCTGAAAGTTACAGTGCACGTTACACCCACGATACAGTGGCGTTAGCGTTTGCTTTAACAGAAGAAGCGATTGAAGATAACCTCTATGATTCTTTAGGTAAAAGGTATACAAAAGCACTAGCGAAATCTATGGCTAATACCAAAGAAGTTAAAGGTGCTGATGTGTTAAACAACGCTTTCTCATCCAGTTTTACTGGTGGAGATGGTAAATCTCTAATAGCAACAGATCACCCACTGTCAGGTGGTGGTTCAGCTGCTAACAGAGCAACATCAATGGCCGATCTTAACGAAACTTCTTTAGAAGATGCGTTGATCGACATAAGCGGATTCACAGATGACAGAGGACTTACAATTTCTGTTCAAGCGTCAAAAATGATAGTTCCTAGTGAACTGGTTTTTGTTGCTGAAAGAATTTTAAATTCTAATCTAAGGTCTGGAACATCAGACAATGATCTAAATGCTGTAAGAAGCACAGGGGTACTACCCGGTGGTTATTCAGTAAATCATTATCTGACTGACCCAGATGCTTTCTTCATCTTAACTTCTGTCACCGATCAAGGCGATGGTCTAAAAATGTTCCAAAGAAGTGGTATGGAAACTTCTATGGAGCCTGACTTCGCTACAGGAAACATTAGATATAAAGCGCGTGAGCGTTATTCTTTTGGTTTCTCTGATTGGAGAGGAATTTATGGGTCGCAAGGTGCATAACTCGAACGATTAGAAATACCGTTTATAACTCAAGTATTTCAAGAAAAGGCCCTTCGGGGCCTTTTTTTTGTTTTGATTCTTTTATTTTATTATGTACATAAACTTGCACATTTGTGTAAATAGTATATTATGTATATGTGAGATTAATAAATGAAGGAGAAAAAATGTTTGATTCAGAAAATTATGATAAGAGGTTGAGAAGAGCAGAGGCCACATATAATGGTCAGTTCTACACCAAAGCAGCTAAAAAAGATGCTATGGCCGATCTCAACGAAGCTTATAAAATTTGTTTAAATCACGCTAATAAGTGTTGGAGAAATAAAGTAAGAGAAGAGTTAGGCACAGACTATGATTTTCTAGGTTCAGAGTGGCAAGCTTTTAAAGATGCTAACCCTAGTAACGATGTTCCTTATGATCTACACCAAGTAAGAGAAGCTAAACACTCCGAGTATTTCCAAGCTTTCGGTGGAGTCTGGAATTACATAGATAGCTTGGTTAAGCTTAGAGCGTTTTACAAAGAAGCAGAGATTATTGCCAAACCAAAAAAAGTCAAAACTGAGGGTGTTAGAACTGATAGGTCTGCTAAATATTGGGGCCACTGTCAGATATGTCAAAAAAGACACAAAATAGATGTTCAAACTAATAAAATAGCTGACCACGGTTATACAGTTGATGGTTGGAGAAACGGCAGCTGCATGGGCATACACGCTCTTCCATTAGAACTTTCATGTGATTTAGTCAAAAAAGAAATTGTAAATCTTAAAGAAGCTTTGGCTCAATATCAAGAAATGGAGAGACAGGGTAAAAAAGTCTTTGAGGGTATAGCTGGCAGATGGGATAGACAAGAAGAAGGAACTCCAATATATGGTGAGCCTACTAAGTACATCAAATACTGCAAACAAGACCTTGGAGTTTACGAAAAAGTCGTAGAGAAATGGTATGCACACAATCTTGAAGACTTAGAAAAAGTTTTGTATGACGACTAAACTCACAATCAAAAGGGCCCTTCGGGGCCTTTTTTTTGGCCTAAATTAATTAATATTTATATGTATAAATAGTTGCACATTTGTGTAAATAGTGTATTATGTATATGTGAGATTAATAAATAAAGGAGAAAAAAAATGATAAGAGTGCTTAATTTTTTAGAACAATGGAGCATGCTTGCTGGGTTATTTAACATGTTTGCTTTTGTCTTTGTGATCGAAGCAGTAATTAAAATGTTGGGGGTGTAAAGATGGCATATATTAATGCAGAAGAAGTAAAAGCCATTAGAAAGGCTTTAAAAGATAAATTTCCAAAACATAAATTTAGCGTTACTAAAGGTAATGGCGGACACAGTGTTGATGTTGCGGTTATGGAAGGACCAGCTTTTTACAAAGAGGAAGATCAGTATAACCACTACCATGATGAATATACTGCTCTTGATCTAAATAAAGCGCACACGCAAATAAATCACTATTGGTTGAAAGATCATTAC